ACCATCAGGACGCATGTCCAGTCGAGGGGAGCCTAGCTGCCACTGCACTCCGAGAGACGCGGAAGATATTTTAACCGCTAGTTGCCGCCCACGGACGCGCGTATTCAGTTGTTGCGTAAACTGCTCAACAGGCAACGTGGCTGTCCGAGTAACGTCAGCAAAACTAACTCCCCCCTCTGACGCAGGGTCGTTATACCCTGATCCAGGGTTTTTGAGTGGGTACAACGTCATGGTGGCGGAGGGAGAGTCCGCCGTCGACCCGGAGAAAGTTAAGTCTGGCAATATACGCCACACGAAAGCAAACCTATCGCCATCATCTAAATCAAATTCACCCGACGTTATGAACGCACTGATCGCTGTGGCCGTGCCCGTTTCGTTATCATCTATCCCTTCTTCGTGGTTAACGAGGTTAAAGGAAGATGTAGCAGCTAACGGATACTGCCGCGTACCAGTATCTAACCAAGCCGTGCGCGACAGCGTGCCGTAGTACCATATACTATCCACGTAATTATACACTACATAACGGTCAATCGAAGACGCACTCGATGAGCAGTAGAACCACCAAATTTCGTTGAACGCCTCGTTGGTACCTGCAAACACCTGTTGAGACTGCAGGAAGTTAAAGTCATTAAATACGAAGCGCCGCACATCGGAGGGTAACGGGCGCACACCACCATCGTAAGTATAGAACGTGTCTGTACCCATCCAGAATGCAGCTCCGGCCACATAAGCTACGGAGTTAGGTGAGATTATGGATATGTTGTCGCCCACAAGCTGTGAGCCCCATACTGTGTCACCTCCGAGGTACTGCAGGGCATAGAGGGACGAGTTAGTCCATACGAGCACCTCCTGGCGACCTTGCTTAGCGGTAACGATTGTAGTGCCTCTGGTTAACCGCAAAGACCCAGCCTGAGTGGTTGCTCCCGCAGTCCAGTTAACCGCGTCCTCTTGGTCAGACCACCGAATTAACATAGCGTCTTGGACCGTAGACCCTTGAGCGTTAGTACCGTACGCGAATAGGAAGCGCGCAAAATCAGACGACAGCACACCATTTTGGACGGTAGGGGTATTTGAGGCACCGGATAACGTAGATATCTCTACGGCCCGAGGGTACACTCCTGTTGACGAATCCCAGTAGTAAATTGCGCCCCCGCGAGGAGCAAATACAAGGTCCTCACCAAAATTAGTCTGGCTCCACAAACGCATGGGCTCTAAAGTAGTGCCCCCTGTACTCCAAGCACCCACACCCCAGCCGCCGCCACCCCAACCAGAAAGTGGTACAGCGTTCGCATTACCCACGTGTATTTGGTATTTAGCGGTAACACTACCCCCACCATTACCTGTATCCGACCCAGTAGCCGTAGCCGTAGCGGTGATGGTGTAGCTATTAGCGCTTACAATGGTTTGGATAGTGTATTCCGCGTTTAACACCGTAGCAGTTATGTTACCGCCGAGAGAAACCGCGCCGCTAAAAGTAACATAATCTCCTGGGAGAGCGTCGTGAGACGCGTCTGTCACAGTGATTGTAGCTGAACCGGACGTAGCCGCAAAAGTAGCTGCGTTAGTAGTTGTTTTTCGTAGGGGGGTTACATCGTAATAACTACCCCCCAGCTCTATGTAGAATTTTTCGTTGGTGCCAACACCCACATAATTTAGGCCCGTTAGAGTAACCCACGACCACAACGAGCGGCAGGTGCCTTCAAATGTATCGGATGAAATACGTTGCCACCCCCCAATTTTTTCGGGGTACCCACTACGAAAACGTACCTTATCACACTCAAACCAAGTGCCCTCATTAGTGTACCGCGTACGCTCTCGGTTCACCCCCGGCTGTAGAGTTATTTTCTTTAGGGCCATCTAGGCTACTCCTAGGATAGCTCGAAATGGGGGCCATCGAGGAATGGCCGACGACCTTCTGACCTGCGTAGATCAATGTAGGCATTCATAGCATCCTCCATGGTACCTTCGTGTAGACGTATATCCCGAACCTGCCACGCGCCGCCCCAACGAACAGCAATCTCCGTCTCCTTAGCGGCCTGTTTCATGGCGTCTGCAAGCTCATCATACGCCGACATCTCCCAACAAACTCGTCCCGATAGGTAAGCCACGAGGTCTACAGCATTACCCGTCAAGTGCTTAGAGTTCATGGTCTGGCTTAAACCTCGCGCCACAAGCTCTTTTTGGCGCTCGATGGACCGCTTGCCTTCTGTAACGCCAAAGTCAATGGGGGACAACTCCAAGGCGCGTTTTACGGTGTTCGCGAGCTCAGGCTTGACGCCCATAAGCCTCTCCCTAGAACGAGACGATAGCACCCAGTTATGACTCATCGCCCTTGGCCCCTATATTTTTTCCAGTTCTTTCTTTTGTGTTTGTTCTTAGGAAAAGAACGAACGCTATGACCAATGCTGGTGACGTGTTTACGTTTTGGCGGACGGGCCAAAGAACCAATTGATGCTCTGGCAACCATTATTTGATCACCTTCGTGTCAGTTTTCTTGACCTTGTCGAAGCTCCTCATTCCCCCAATTCCGAGCATTCCCAAGAGAAGTGGCATCATAACGCTCATATCGGCTTGAGGTATCGCGACCCCAAACCCGGCAGCAATAGGGCTGACCAAAAAGTTCACCGCCATGCCGGACACCGCCACATAGCCCGCCAAGGGTCGCCAAGACGCCTGGAACCAGTTCCCCTTGGCATCCGCCTTCAGCACTTCAATTTGTTGAAGTGTGACTTCCTGAGCATGTCGCTCGGACATCGTGGCCAGTTCGTGCGCGATTTTGACCTTGGTGTCAGCGTCCGGGATCACCTTATCGAGCAACCCGGTGATGGGAGCTATTAGTGCTGAGAGCATTTCAATCTCCTATTTGTCGTCCTTGATGACAGGGTGCCTGCCATTGTGCATTGCAGCAAGTTTCGACACTGAGCTATGAAGACTAGCTATCTCCGCCTGCATTGTGGCGACCTCGCGCGCCCGCACTTCCATTTTATCTGGAGCCAGCATACCGGACAGAACGCCCAGCTTCTGATTTGCCACTTCCATATGAGCCTGCTGCCGATCCACCGTTGAGTCCAATTTCCGCAGCCGGTGTTCAATGTCGGACAGCGTTTCAATGACTGCCGCCAGTTTCGTTTTTACAATAACAGCAGCGCTGACCACCGACACACCCATACCGGCCAAGGTCAGGATAAGTCTGAGGTCGATGCCCTCCATTACGCCGCCTCACCAGCTGCAATAGCATCATTAAACGGCGTCATATCTTCTGTAGTCCAGTAGTCTTTAACTACCATAATCTTCAAGTGATCGACGTTACGTTGCAGCACGGTTTCGTCGTCCGCGTAATCGTCAGGTGCAGCTACAACAGCATTGATTAGATTTACTGAATCCATCGCCGCGCTATAGTGTTGAGCAATTTCTTCAGTCGTAAGTTCTTTGTCTACTTCTGACATAGTTTTATTCCTTTTCTGCTATGTGTTACACTTACAAACTTTAAGTGCTTTAATTTCGGCAGATAGTTCTTGGATAGCTTTGACTAAAACAGGAACGAGTTTACCATATGAAGCCTCAAGTTTTTCTGGGTTGTTCTTGAGGACAAGATTTAGATAGTCTTCAGCGTCAGCGTTAATCTGAGCCTCGTCTAAATCCTGCGCGATAAAGCCAGCTTCCTGTGGACCGACCTTAGCGCCATCCCGCATGTCCCACGCGAACTTGACGGGTTTTAACGTGTTGATGAAGTCAATGCCTAGCGGCAATTCTTCTATATCTTTCTTATCACGTCTATCTGACAAAGCAGAAATTGATTGTACTTGACAGCGCAAAGCGCTTATAGAGCCATTCCCTAGCGTAATCTCATTGTTAACACCTACCGCTGATGCTGCTGCATCGTGTCCAATAATAGTGTTGTTGAAGCCGGTTGTTAGGGCATCACCGGCATCTCTACCAAGAATGGTGTTGTCATACCCAGTAGTTACACTTGACCCTGCGTAAGCGCCTACAAAAACGTTGTTCCCGCCTTCGGTTACATCCTGACCAGCGTTAACGCCAACAGCAGTATTGGTGCTGGCTGTGTTAACACCTACGCCCAGAGCGCTCGCACCAACAGCAACATTATTGCCTGCGGTAGTTGCGTTAGCGCCTGCGTTATCACCAGCAAAAAAGTTTAGTGTGCCGCTGGTTAAATCTTGACCGGCATTCTTCCCGAAAACGATATTGCTATCGCCCGTCAGAACACCTAAGCCAATAGCATTATAACCAATAGCAATAGTGTTTTCTGGAGTGGTTGCATTATAGCCAGCTTGATAGCCGCCAAAGAAGTTGTGTTCGCCGCTAGTCAAATCAAAGCCAGCCTGTCGGCCAATAGCGATGTTGTCAGTACCAGTAAGAACACCTGTGCCAAGTGCTTGAGAGCCGATAGCGACCGCGTAATTAGCAGTAGTTGCGTCAGCACCTGCTAAATAGCCCATAAAAATATTGGTTCCGCCGCTGGTTAAATCCTGCGCCGCTTGTTCCCCAATGGCAATATTGCGATTACCCGTTAAAACTCCTGTGCCAAATACTTCTTTACCAATACCAATAGCGCTTTCTGGAGTGGTTGCGTTATAGCCAGCTTTATAGCCAGCAAAGAAATTGTAGGTGCCGCTGGTTAAATCATTACCAGCTTCTTGTCCAATAGCGGTGTTATCATTTCCGGTCATAACGCCAGAACCAATTGCTTGTCTACCAATAGCGATAGCCTGACTAGCAGTAGATACATTTACACCGGCTAAATAACCAGTAAAAACGTTGAAACCGGCACTAGTTGCGTTACCGCCTGCTAAATAGCCAGCAAAGAAATTGTATTGACCACTGGTCAAATCTTGACCAGCTAGTCTGCCAATAGCGGTGTTATCAGTACCGGTTACGGTTCCGGTACTCATCGCAGTGGCTCCAATAGCGATAGCGTTCTCGGCAGATGTTATTGCTGCACCGGCACTTCTACCAATAAGAACTGCTGCACTACCAGTCAATACACCAACACCGGCATCTGCTCCGATAATTACGTTCTGACTACCGGTTGTCGCATTCATACCGGCGTCGTAGCCAAGAAAGGTATTTTGGATTCCGCTAGTTAAATCTTGACCGGCGTGACGCCCAATAGCCGTATTGTCGGAACCAGTTCCCGCGCCAGTACCCATAGCACGGTTTCCGATAGCCAAATTGTTAGAGCCAGTAGTTATTCCTTCACCGGCTTCTTTGCCTATGGTTATCGTGTTGGTTGCAGTCGTAACATTAGCGCCCGACTGGTAGCCTAACAGGACGCTGTATCCACCGCTGGTCAAATCGTAGCCAGCTTGTCGTCCAATAGCGACGTTATCAGTACCAGTAAGAACACCTGAGCCAAGTGCTTCTTTACCAATAGCGACTGTGTTATCAGGAGTGGTTGCGTTGAAGCCTGCTCTATGGCCTATAAAATTGTTGTAAGTACCGCTGGTCAATTTATAGCCAGCTAGATTACCAATAGACGTATTATCAGTACCAGTAGTAACACCACTCTCAATTGCTTGAGTGCCAATAGCAATGGTGTTAGCGGCACTTGTTATGTTATAGCCTGAATTTCGTCCAATACCAATATTGTCAGCGCCCGTAAGAGCACCACCACCAAATGTGGAAACACCGAGCGCTAATGTGTGAGTAGCAGTTGTTACGCCCGATCCCGCACTGACACCAAAAAAGCTGTTATTGCTGCCGCTGGTTATATTATAACCCGCTTGTTTTCCCATAAAAGTATTGTCAGAGCCGGTAGAAGCAGCTGCGTTATTGGCGTAATAACCAATAACAGTATTACTATTACCCGTCGTTGATAAGGATCCTGCTTGCTCTCCTATATAGACGCTAAAGCTGCCTGTGGTACGGTCCTTTCCTGCCTGATTGCCAAGAAACACGTTGCCCGCACCAGTAGTAGTATCTTCTCCGGCTTTAAATCCCAAAGCAGTGTTTTTGTTTGCGGAACCATCATCATTAGCTAAGGCGTTTGTGCCAAGACCTACGGTGCCACCGGATGAGTTGGTAACGCCATCGGACAGGCCGTCAATATCAGTAGCTCCACCAGAAGCTGCCTGAAACGTTGGCGCGCTTCCTGATCCATTTGAAGTCAGCACGTGGCCGTCTGTTCCAACAGCAGTCGCCGCTACTGCGCCTGTACCCGCTCCGTATAGTACGCCATTTGCTGTATGAGTACTCGCTCCGGTTCCGCCGTTAGCGACAGAAAGATCAGTACCTAAAGTTAGTGCGCCCGTGAGCGTAAGATTTCTTACCCCCGTGTAGTCTTTGTTGCTGTCCAAAATGACAGCTTTGCTTGCCACAGCCGTGCCAATCGCCGTGCTACCAATATCTAGTGCGTTAATTTCACTGGTAACAACCGTAGCGCCATCTAGGATGTTTAATTCACTGGCCGTGCTTGTAACGCCATCGAGGATGTTTAGTTCCGCTGTCGTGCTCGTCACACCGTCTAGAATGTTTAGTTCCGCTGCCGTGCTCGTCACACCGTCTAAGATGTTTAGTTCCGCTGTCGTGCTCGTCACACCGTCAAGGATGTTTAGTTCCGCTGTCGTGCTCGTCACACCGTCTAGGATGTTTAGTTCTGCTGCCGTAGATGTGACCGCAGTGCTTCCGAGCGTTAACCCCGTTGTAGTTACAGTCGAAGTAAACGTAGCTGCGCCACCTGCGCTACCATCAAGCGTTAGGAACGTGGTGTCTACACCACCATCAGTACCTTTAAAGATAATATCGCTGTCGTTCGCAGCGGCATCAATCGTAATACTACCTGAGCTCGTCGTAATCAGTACGGCGGCGTCGCCTGCTGTTATGTTGTCCGCAGCTACCCCTGAAGCTACTCCCGGAGCCGCCCAGCTAATATCCGTCCCGTTGGAGGTTAATATCTGTCCATTACTACCGGGTGATAGCAACGCCGTTGCGCCAGAAGCGTTACCGTAGATTATTTTTCCTCGTGCAATGGCGTCGAGGATGTTTAGTTCCGCTGTCGTGCTCGTCACACCATCAAGGATGTTTAGTTCCGCTGTCGTGCTTGTAACACCGTCTAGGATGTTTAGTTCCGCTGCATCGCTTGTAACACCGTCTAGGATGTTTAGCTCCGCTGTCGTAGCCGTGACACCGTCCAGGATGTTTAGCTCCGCTGTCGTGCTCGTCACACCGTCTAGGATATTTAGTTCCGCTGTCGTAGCCGTGACACCGTCTAGGATGTTTAGCTCCGCTGCCGTGGCGGTGACACCGTCTAGGATGTTTAGCTCCGCTGTCGTAGCCGTGACACCGTCTAGGATGTTTAGCTCCGCTGCCGTGGACGTAACCGCAGTGCTCCCAAGCGTTAGACCTGTCGTGGTAACAGTCGAAGTAAACGTAGCTGCCCCACCTGCGCTACCGTCTAGCGTTAGGAACGTGGTATCTACCCCGCCATCGGTCCCTTTGAAGATAATGTCGCTGTCGCTCGCAGCGGCATCAATCGTAATATTGCCCGAACTAGTAGTAATCAGTACGGCGGAGTCACCTGCTGTTATGTCATCTGCGGCTACTGCGGAAGTTGCGGGAGCCGCCCAGCTGATGTCCGTCCCGTCGGAGGTTAGTATTTGACCGTTACTACCCGGCGATAGCAACGCCGTTGCGCCAGAAGAATTTCCGTAAATTATTTTCCCTCGTGCGATGGCATCAAGGATGTTTAGTTCCGCTGTCGTGCTCGTCACACCGTCGAGGATGTTTAGTTCTGCCGTCGTGCTCGTCACACCGTCGAGGATGTTTAGTTCTGCTGTCGTGCTCGTCACACCATCAAGGATGTTTAGCTCCGCTGTCGTAGCCGTAACACCATCAAGGATGTTTAGCTCCGCTGCCGTGGCTGTAACCGTCGCACCGCCAAGTACCAAACTTGTCGTCGTAAGAGACGTTACAGTAGCAGCGGCAGCGCTAGCGCCGCCAATAACGGCTCCGTCTATGGTGCCTCCGTTGATATCGGTAGTCGTCAACACAGAAGATGCAATAGTGAACACGCCGCTAGAGTCGGCAATAGATGCCGAGGCGGTGCCATCTTTAGCCTTGATGTTGGTAACTTCAAGGTTCGTGGTATCTACCGTAGTAGCGTTAATAATCTCAGTCTGGCAAGCCTCCACATTGGTGCCGTCACAGAAAAGAAATTGAGTAGCGCCATTTGCAACGGCAATGCCAGTACCGCTAGCCGTTTTAAGGGTTACAGCCTGCCCGGAAATGTTCTTCAGTATGTATAGTTTGGCGGCTGCTGGGCAAATAATAGTAGCAGCACCCGCTGGCTGTCCCGAATTATCATCAGCAACAAGCATGGCACAGCGGGACTCAGATGTCGTCCCATCCGCAGTAGTCAACGTATGAGAGTTTGAACTCCAAGTATTTATAACGGCTAGGCCAGCAATAGCCTGCTCCACCATAGAAGTGATGTTATTGTTTACAACATCGCCCCATGTACCACTTAGCTCCCCCGCAACAGGCAGAGCCAACTTTAATGTACTTGTATACTGCGTCGCCATAGTTTGCGCTCCATATGTCCTAGCCGTATAGTAGCTTATATCTTACTAAAAGCCACCAATATCTTGCCAACTTGGAGTTTGGCTTGTGCTAAGGGCTACCCACTCGGGTGTTTGTGCTGTGTCTACACTACCCCACACAAGGGGAGACCCAACAGAGGCCGTAGCAGAAACCCCATCAACTGTTACTACGATGTCAGCCATCGCACCCTCCTATGCTATGCGGATAATAGCCGAACTAGCATCCGCTGTTGGGAACTGGATGGTGAAATCACTAGAGGTCGTAGTCTTGTCACTACCAAAATCAAGCACCGCTACAGCAGGGTTGCTACCTCCTGACTGATAGATTAACGCCCCTCGGGCAGTGATAGTCGCAGTAGACCACGTGGTGTCACTAAAATCTAAGAAGGCGGTGGTCCCGGAAGTTGTGGGGGCTGTCACGGTTAGAGTGTTCCCCCCTGCCGAATAGTTGGTGCCCGATACCTCATTAGATGTGCTATACGCCGTAGTGGTCGCATCTAGCGTTGCAGACGATGTATACAACGCTATCTTAAACGTCTGCGACGTGTTCGAGCTAAAATCCATCTCGCCATCAAGAAGGGCTTTCTTGAAAGACGTGCACATAGTTTGAGTGATTGCCATTGCCTGCCCCTAAGTAACTGCTTGCCGGTATTGCCCGGAACGATAAGTGTCTTCCCTAAGTCGCCCATCACCCAACTGTTTAAGTAGTGTCATGGACTGGGTGTACAACTTCCCGTACAAGTCTATCATGTTTGGCTCACCCTTCATAAATCGGATGGCCTCCATCAACGCACCATTTAGAAGCGCGGAGTCAAACTCATCACCTAGGTAGGTAGTGCCCGCAGTAACGATTGATGTTGGGTAATACCCATAATGCAGCTCAGTGGCATAGTTAGCGTCAGGTGTAGGCCCCAACATAAAGCTACCATCCGAGAAGTATGCGTAGTGGACAGGTAACCCCCCAGGCGAAGCCGCAGGGTACGCCTCGCGGAGGAAATTTACATCCTTGTTGAGCAGGAAGTGGTACTGCCCACTACCATCCACAACAGCCAACGAGTACGAGTACAAAAAGTCACTAGGCATACCCAAATAGCTGTTGCCAGACGCCATAGCCCCCGTAACATTCTTGCGAAGGGCCGGAATCTGCACAGAGTTGTATATCTTCTGTTCCGCCTGCTCAGTAAACATGGCGAGCTGGGCATCTGTAAAAGTAGTTTCACAGATGTCTTCGACGTTTGCTTTTAACTCTGTGTAATTCATTGTTACGCCATAGGCCCGCGAGCCATAGTGCCTTTGGTAGCCGCTCCAACACCACGAACCTTAATTCCAGAGGTTTTAACATCCTTCATACTAGGCTTAGGCCCGTACACTTTAGGTACACCCGTAGCCTTGATGGGGGCATTACTGTTCTTCTTCATAATCAGCTCCTATTATGTATTGACCGTGACGGTGCCAACGGCTGCCACCCCCACAAGTGTGTTAGGGGTTAACTCATAAAGGTCTTGTAGTCCAACGGGGTCCCACCCAAACTGAATATCTCTACTCGCCGTAAGTTCTGCGGAGTCAGGACGAGGGTTTCGTAACGCTTGAGGGTCGTCCACAGGATATTCACCCACGTGTAGTTGGGGCTGGTCTGGATTCCAACACTCGGGGCACGCCTTAATGTTGGTATCTTTTCCTTTCCGTACGAGGCTCTTTAGTTGTCGTAACTTATATTGGAACCCACACACGTCACATATAGCTAACGCGTTCTGTGATGAAGCAAATCGGTTGGACACTACTACACCCTCGCCATTCTAGGCACGAATCGGACAGAAGCCTTTTCTCTGTCCTCTCCTGCAGCTAGTTGAAACTGTTCTTCATACACTGTTTTGAGCATATCAACGCGAGACATGAGGTCTGGGACCTTGAGAGCTATATAGTAAGCTAGCCCAGCGACAAGGCACGGAAAAAACCGGAAATTCATATCCGCCGTCTGGACACCACTGCCAGCGTCCTCAACACGGCGCATACGCCAGTAGACAAATGTATAATCGTTGCTGTCCGGCACAGGCCAAATATTGATGCGTGGTGCGTCTCGGAGCCGCTCTACCCATACCTGAACGGGGCGTCCCGTAGTCAGTTTATTGGGTATAGAAGCAAACGTGCTAACACTTATCCGGCTGATCGTAAGGTCAGACTGGGTGGACACATTACCCGCACCCGTACGAACAACCTGCTCTAGAAGGTCAATGGTGTCCGCAGGGAGCGTATACTGGCCCGTTCCGTTCGTGAGGCTGACAGAACCACTGTCAATGGTCCACATATTGATGCCACGGTTTTGCCATTCGATAGTAAGGAGGTTCATAGACCGCCGCGCCGTGCGGAGGTCGTATCCAGAACGCATTTCCCGTCCGGCACGTTCCCATGCTTCTTCAGCGATCTCCGTGAAGTCCATGTCAAAAGAAGTTGTGCCGGATGTGGTCATTATTTCCAACCTTTGCGCGCTACTTGCTTAGCTTTATTAGACAGCTCGCCGTAGTGGAGGAGTTTTTTTGAGGTTTTAGACATAACCTTACCGGTCATAATCGTGCCGTTAGGGTGTTTATGTATACCCCCTAGATGCTCCCGCCCATTGGCAAAGTAGTGTTTTACCCCCTTACCCATTGAAGTGCTCTCTAACTTCTTCTAGCAGAGAGGCCTTAGTCCTGCGACGGTCCAGCTCCACGCCGTAACCTCGCATAAGCGTCTCTAGTTGGAGCTTAGTCATGCTAGCGTATTTGGGAGGAACTTCCACGGAAGGCTGCATGGTAGCGAGCTTGGCTTCAGCTTGCGCCTTAGACATAAGCTCGAACACAACTATATCGTAGGTTCCGTCCGGGTTATTAGTCCTTATCTGGTATACAGGCTCTCCAGTGGAAAACCTACCATTCTGAAAGACTTCCATCATCTAGACCCTTTCCGTTTGGCGGGAGACACGCGCCGTGGCTTGCCTGCGGGTTGGCCCAAACGTTTCTTTTCGCCAACCTTCTTGCGTTTCTCAGCTGCGCTCATCTCGCCGCTAGTCTTAGGGGTTTTACTGGATACTCGTTTAGTTGGCCTGCAGTAGGGGGTACCCCGTTTTTCGCCAGCCTTACGACCACAAGCCTTACCCGTGCTAACGTCCTTCCAGTCCTCTTTGAACCAGCGTTTTAATGCTGCTCCCTTTTTGGTCTTGCGAACGGCCATTAGCCCCCTGCCTTTTTCTTCCTGCATTTAGCTATTGCCCCGCTCGCATACGCGCTCGGGAAAACTTTGTAGGAAGACTTAACTTTACGGTAACACGCGTCCTTAACTGTTCCGCCCTTCTTGTATCTTCTGCTAGAAGAGCCGCAGATATCAGATTTGTAGTACCTACGCATTAGTACATCTTACAAGTTTTG